GATGATCCAGGAGGGGACGGGCGCTCTGGTCCGGGTCATCAACGACGTGCTCGGCATGGTGGATTCGCGGACGAAGCTGCACGCGGCGTTGCGGGCACTGTCGGCCACGATGGGCACGACGGATTCGATGGCCCGGCTGTTCGCGGTCAGCCGGATTATCAGCGATGCCGAAGGGATCACGGACGGAGCGTACCAGGGCAAGGTGTTTACGATTGCCGAGTCCATCGGGATTGCCGACGAGGTGTCCCGGCTCATAGCGTTCCTGCGAACACAGGAAGAGGGGGTGGGGATCACAGATGCAATCGTTCGGGTGGCGACGGTGCTGCGGACCCTGGACGAGGGTATTCAACTGACAGACGTGGAGCAGCACAGCCTCAGCGGTTTGGTGCAGGCGGCGTTGGCGTTTTTGTTCCTCAAGAAGGGTCGATAGTAGAAAGGCGGATCATGGAAAGAACACTTGCAAAATCACAGTTGGGGCTGCGGGGTGAGGTGATTGCAGAGGTTCGCGACAAGCACGGCAACCTCAAGCAGCGGTCGGTGACCCACAACATCGTCACCAGCCAGGGCGACAAGTTCGCGGCGGCCGCCATGTACAGCGCGGCCTACTCCGGCTGGGGCATGAAGCTGGGGACGGCGACCACGGCGGCGGCCAAGAGCGGCGCGGGCAGCTACGTTGCCACGGCCGATTACGTGTCCGGGTCCGCCAAGGCCCTGGATGACAACACGCCCAAGGCGGGTGCCACGAACGACATCGTGCAGTTCCGGCGTCTGTGGGCGGCCGGTGAAGGGACCAGCTCGAACATCAACCGCGTGGCGATCGTGGATAACACGACCGACGCCGGCGAGGCGGATGCGACGCATACGTTCGCCATCAGTGTATTCAGTGGCGCGATCAACAAGGGCGCGGACGACACGTTAACGGTGACGTGGAACGTGACTTTCCTTGGCGCGTAAGTGCTTCTGATCACGTGCTGATAGAGGTGAGCCATGCAGCAGGCGATTCCAGGTCAAGCGAATACCGTGCGGTACGACGTGGTCAACAAGACTACGGCCGAGGCGATCACGTCCGGGACAGTGACGGCCTATCTGCGCTGCATCGACGGCGACAACGCCGGCAAGTGGTGGGACGCCACGGCAGAAGGCTGGTCCGAGACCGAGGCGTCGGCTGGGGACATGACCTACCGGGGCGGTTCGTCGTGGTCGGTCGAGATTGCGGCCGGGGCGTGGCTGCCGGGCGTGAGCTATGACCTGTACGGCAAGGAGTCCGGCGGCCTCAATCTGCTCTACACGGAGTACGTGTTCACGTGGTCGGCTCCAACGACGGGCAGGGGAGGTCCGGGCTGGACGTACACGTTGACCGATTCGTCCACGGGCCTGCCGATTCCTGGAGCGGCAGTGTGGGCGACGACGGACGCGGCGGGTGTGAACATCGTGGCGTACGACACGACCAACGAGAGCGGGCAAGTGACGTTCTATATCTCGGCGGGTACGTACTACATCTGGCGACAGAAGGCTGGGTACACGTTCGATGATCCCGATCAGGAGGTCGTAAGCTGATGGCTGGCAGCGGAACAGGCACACCGATTTCGGTAGTCTCTTTGTTCGTAGTCGAGACCGGTTCTGGTCTAAGCACGGCCAACAGCTACCTGTCGGTGGCGGACGCCGACACGTACCACAGCAATGTCACGCGGTCGAGTGACTGGTCGGCGGCGACGGCGGCGGTCAAGCAGAACGCCCTGATTGTGGCGACGCAGTACCTGGATGTCCGGTACCAGGGCAGGTGGCGCGGCTACAGGAACAGTTCGGCACAGGCATTGGCGTGGCCCCGGTGCTCGGTGGAGGACGACGATGGGTACTTGCTCGATTCCGCGTCGCTGCCCCAAAGACTCAAAGATGCTTGTGCGGAGATGGCCCTGCGTGTGGTGCTTGGAGACGACCTGCTCGGTACGGTCACGGAGACGGGCGAGGTGGTTTCGGAGTCGGTCACGGTCGGGCCGATCTCGGAGAGCAAGAGCTACGCGGGCGGCAAGCCTTATGGCTACGAGTATCCCAAGCTCGATGCGCTGGTTCGTGGGTTGATCGCGGCTGGCAACACGGTCATTCGAGGTTGATATGGCGATCACGGCGGCCAAGACTCTTGCGTTGCTGACCAAGTACGGCGCGGATGCGGTGTTCAAGGAGTACGCCACGTCGAGCTATGACCCGACGACGGGCAAGCGGACGATGGGGACGGCGGCGCAGCACACGGTCAAGGCGGTGGAAGAGCATCGCAAGGACCAGGTGCCCGGCTGGGCGGATGCTTTGTTGTACGTGTCGCCGTCTGGTTTGGAGTTCACGCCGGCCGTGCAGATGGAAGTGGTGTACGCCTCGAAGACGTGGACGGTGGTGTCGGTTGAGGCGGTGGCGTATGCAGGTGACGTGGTGCTTTACAAGCTGGCGGTGAAGGCGGTGGCGTAGTGGATGTGAATCACTTCAACCTGTCCTTGAGGACCTTCGCGGCCGTGGAGGTCCCGAAGAAGATCCGGCAGATCCACCAGAAGGTGGCGCTGGAGGCCCTGAAGAGTCTGGTGATGAAGACCCGCGTCAGGACCGGGCGGGCGCGGGGCAACTGGCAGGTGGAGAACAACCACCGCCCGGAAACCGCCACGATGGACACGGACCCGGACGGCTCGGGGACGATCCAGAAGGGCTCCGGTGTGATAGCCGAAGCCCAGCCGTTCAGTGTGACCTATATCACCAACAACGTCGTCTACATCGTGTTCCTGGAGGATGGACGAGGCACGTTTGCCGGCGACCACATGATGGCCCGCACCATCGAAGAAGCCAAGAGGATGTTCCGGTGACGTACGCGGAGATTCACAACGCGATTCGCAGTCGGTTCCAGACCCTGATTGAGGATGGGCAGGGCCTGCCGACGTTGTACGCCAACGATGGCCAGACGGCTCCGCAGGACAATTCAATGTGGTGCCGGTTCTACATCCACGATTCGGCGGGCCAGCGATTGACGGTTGGGGTGAAGAACTACCGCCGGTCGGGCGTCGCGGTGGCGCAGTTGTTCGGGCCGGCGGGACATGGGGATGGGGAGTTGATCGAAATGGCCGATGCGGTCGTGGAGGCGTTTACGAGCGTGTCGGCGGGTGGCGTGCGGTATCTGACGGCGTATCAGCAGCCGGTGGGGCTGGAAGAAGGACGGTATCAAATCAATGTCATCTGCCCGTTCGAGGCAGAGCACCAGGCGTAGAAGGGAAACGATATGAGTGACACATCGAGAGTTCAACTGGCATACGTGGCCGAGTCGAGTTTCGGGGTCCAGGAGACCGGCAAGAAGTTGCAGGCTCTGCGGATCACGGGCGAAAGCCTCAAGCAGGACGTGGCTGCCTCCCAGAGCAACGAGATCCGGTCGGATCGACAGATTACGTCGATTCGACGGTCGAGGATCACGGCGTCTGGCGGAATCAACTTCGAGCTGAGCTATGGGACGTACGACCAGATGTTGGCGGCGGCCCTGCTGGATTCGGCGTGGGGCTCCCCCGTGACGGTGGCGACGACGGCTACGGTTTCCGCCGTTGCCTCGGGCAACAAATTCACCGGCACGTTCACCGCGCCGGATGTGGGAAGTTGGATCAAGGTTTCCGGCTTTACGAACGCGGCGAACAACGGCTACTTCAAGGTGGTGGCGGGCAAGGCGTCGGAGATCACCGTCTCCGGTGGGACGCTGGTGGACGAGGCCAGTGCGACCGGGATCACGATCAAGCAGGGCGCTGAGATCGTCAACGGCACGGCGTTGCAGACGTTCAACCTGGAACGCAAGTACGAGGACCTGACCAGTGAACTGTCGCTGTTTCTGGGGATGGCGATTAACAGCCTGTCGCTGAATGTCCCGGTGGAAGGCGAGATCACGGGGGGCCTGGAGTTCTTGGGGCACAGCGAAAGCTCCGAGACCGCGTCGGGCGGTACGGGCTACGACGCGGCGACGACCACCGAGCACATGACCGCGCTGGATGTCCAGAACCTGCTGGAGAACCAGGCGGCGATGAGCATTCGGTCGTTCACCCTGGACTTGAACAACAACCTTCGTCAGCGGGCCATTGTGGGAAGCTCGGGCGTGTTGAGCATCGGATCGGGCCGGTGCATCGTCTCGGGGACGCTGGAGGCGTACTACGCCAGCAAGACGATCTACGACAAGTACCTCAACGGCACGGCGACAGCGTTGGCGCTGCTGCTGCAAGACCCGGCGGGCAACGGCTACATCATCGACCTGCCGGCAGTGAAGTACACGGCAGGGCAGCGCGTGGCCGGCGGACCCGATGTTGACGTGATGGTGCCGCTGTCGTGGGCGGCGCACGCACACGCCACGGAGAACGTGACGATTCGGATCGTGCGATTCCCGGTGGCTTAACCTGAAAGGACATGAAGCATGAAGCTGAGCGCCATACGCGCGGACTTGGACAAGGAGTTGCAGGGGGCATGGGTTCCGTATGCGGGCGACATCGTCCTGAAGATCGCCCGTTGGAACAACGAGCGGTGCCAGGAGGCGTACCGCAAGCTCCTGGAACAGCGCAAGGTGCTGCTCGATGCCAAGGAGTTGACGGACGAGCAGCGGATCGACGTGCAGAAAGAGGCGGCGTCCCAGACGATCCTGCTGGACTGGAAGGGCGTCGAGGACGACGACGGTCAGCCGATCCCGTATTCGAGCGGCACGGCGCTGGAGTGGTTCCGGGACAAGGAACTGTGGCGGCTGTGGAACTTCGTCTTTGTGCAGTCCCTGGAGGAAGAGAACTTTCGCAAGGAGCAGGTCCGGGATGCGGAAAAAAACTCGGCGACGTCCTGAGATGGCAGCTTGAGTGGGGGCCATACCTCGGGACGCTGAGACAACGAGCGACCAAGGGCCTGCCGACGCCGGCATGGGACGGCAGGCCGCAACTGCGGCAAGAGTGGGCGTGGGTCTATGATGGATTTCTGGTGCTGTCCAAGCAGAGACAGGCAGGCTTCGGGGCCAATCCGATCTCCGTGGCCGATGTCTGCGCGTACCTCGACTTGGTCGGCATCCGGGAGACGGGGCAGCGAATCGTGTTTCTCGAGCTGGTCGTCGGTTTGGATGAGATAGCGAGGCAGTGGCATGTCGAACATTCGCGAAGAGACGCTAAGCCTAAAGATTGATTCGACCGGCGCGGCAACCGGCGCGAGAACGTTTACGGGGGCGACCACGGCGGTTCAGGGTGGGGCCACCAAGGCGGCTGTGGCCGTGGCGGGACTGGCGAAGAACCTTGGCGGACTCTATCTGGCGTACAAGACGCTGGGCACGATCAAGCAGTCGGTGCGGGATTTTGCGGCGTTCGAGCGGCAGATGGCCAATGTCTCGACCATGCTGTATCGCGGCGACGCGATGAAGCATCTGCCGGCGTACAAACAGCAGATTCGCGAGTTGGCGTTGGAGTTTGGTGAGGGGACAGAGACCCTGAGCAAGGGCCTGTACGACATCCTGTCGGCGTCGATTGACGCCTCTAAGGCGATGGACGTGTTGACCGTGTCGTCGCGTGCGGCGCAGGCGGGATTGACGACGACGGCCGTGGCGGGCGATGCGATTACGACGATCCTTAATTCATACGGCCTGTCGGCGGACTATGCGGGCAAGGTGTCGAGCGACCTGTTTGAGACGGTCCAGCGGGGCAAGCTGGTCTTTGGGGATCTGGCTTCCGAGATCGGCATGGTGGCGGCGGATGCGGCGTCGGCGGGGGTGTCCCTGGAGGAACTGCTGGCGGCGGTGGCGACGCTGACCAGGGGCGGGTTGGGAGCGCCGACTGCGGTGACATCGCTGAGGGCGCTGATTAACGCCTTCCGAAAGCCTACAGAGGAAGGTAAGAAGGCGGCGGCGGAGCTTGGGTTCGAGATGAATGTCACGACGCTGCACGCCCAGCAGTTGTCGGGCATGTTGCGCATACTGGCAAAGGCGAGCAATGAACAACTGGCGGCGATCTTCCAGAACCGCCGCGCGCTGACGGGTCTGGCGACGGCCCTGGAGCAGACAGGGGGCGTGGCGGAGGATGTCAGCTACATCATGGGGTCCTCTGGCGCGGACCTGGAAGCCTACAGCAAGATGGCCGACACAGCGGCCAAGCAATTCGAGCGGTACGAAGAGGCCATGAAGGACATCCGCGTGACGATCGGGGAGGCGTTCGCGCCGGCACTGGCACGCGGTGCCAGGGCGATGGCCGATTTCGTGAAGGATAATCAGCGGTATCTGGAGAGGTGGGCCAGTGACTTTGAAAAGGTCGCGGAGTTCACGGCCGGGGTGATTTGGGATGCGTTCGAGTTGATGGCGCAAGCGCCGGCGGCGTTCCTGGAGAAGCTGGAGCAGGTCAAGAAGGCGCTGGATATTCTGCCGAGTTCGGCACGCATGCCGATCGTGGATCCCACAGACCCATTGGGCGGCAGTGCTCGGGGGGACTATGGCTGGGCTGACCAGATGATCCGCGATGCGGCGGCCGGTAATGCCGGCCCCGTTGACTTCGGCCCGTTGCTGAGTCGTGCCAACAAGCCGAACAAGCGAACGAAGCCCACTTACACGCCGCCGGGGGGGCCTACGGTGGAAACCGGGATGCCCACCTACGGTCGACGGGTGCGGGAAGGGGGCCTGATCGGCGGCGAGGGGGCGGAGGAACTGTCCGAGTCGACGCTGGACGCCCGCGACAAGGTGG